ATAATACAGTATCACGAGATAAAGTAGTGCCTGATGATGTGTAAGTACCTAGACCTACTTCCCATTCTGCACCACCTACAATAGCGTAGTAAGTAGTATTAGCGTTACCTATGGCAGAGAATGATTGGAAGCCAGATACTGCACCAGCAAGCGTAATAGTGCCTGTGCCTGTAGTCGTACTTGTTTCTTGTACTCTATCCTTGACTACTAGAGCCATGAATTATCCTTACGCTAAAGTAACTGAAAGGTTGCCTGATGAAATCTTAAAGATGTCACCAGAGTCAATCGTTTTAGATGTGTCTAAAGGTGTATGGTAAAGTAAATTACCTGTTGTAAGAGCATCATAAATACCAATATGACTTACAGTTCCCCATGAAGCTGTGCAAGTTGGGAAAGTAACGTCAGCAGAGTTAGTAGATACACCGTTAGAAGGTGCACCAAAAGTTACTGAAGTTCTAGCATAAGAACCACCAGTTACTTCTGTACCACTACCTGCGTCTGTAGGGTCTGTTGTAAATAATGCTACATATACTGTTGTAGGTGCTGTATAAGCTGTTGCTCGTAGAGTTACGTTAATTAAAGCGTTCTCTAAATAGTTTGACATTTCTGACATAATTTTTCCTTATCTGGTTGCTAATGAAATTACCATTGGTGCAGATGGATTTTCACCAGCACTGTCTGATACTGTTAATGAATTAAGACCTCTATCATACAATTGTGCCCATGTTGCCACTCTTGCATCATTCATCAAATATGGTTCTGCTTCACCTAAACTTGCATATAAAAGCAAATCTGGGCAGTTAGTTAAAAATACATTTGATGTAACTGTTGAACTTAAATAGGATGGTGCTGCGTAGTAAACCATTTTAAGTGTGTATGCAGAGTCTGGAATAGGTGCAAATTGAAACTCTGAACCCATGACTGTATAAAATTTAGGTAAGCCACTATCTGCTGTTGATGCCTTTGTATTTCTAAAGAAGTTACTTGGATTTTGATATACAATAGTTTGTATAGGACTTGATTCAACGTGCAAATCACGCATTTCTAGGAAATCACTAGGTAATGCTACGGTAGAATCACTTGCTGCAGTTAATGTTGTAACTACTTTTAGCATAGGTCTAATACGCAAATCACGTCTTAATCTATTTTCTGCTAACGTAATAAATGTAGGGATTTGTGATGTTAAATCAGTACGAGCCAAATAATCAGCAAGTGTTGCTTGCAAATCTGTATATGTAGTAAAAGCTGCCATTATATGCGACCTGTCCTTGTTCTAAATGCTCTGTTGTCTGGGTTGTTTAACCATGCTTTGAATCGTGGCATATCTAATACAGTAAAGCCACGAGTAATACCTTGTTTTTCTAATTCTTGGAATACGACTAAAGGGATAGACGCTACCTTGTTACCAAAAGAATGGTCACTCCAGCGTTTATGTTCATCTGACTGGGCATACTCTTTTTTGTTAGATTCTATAATACCTGTGACATCTTGTGAGTGTGCTATTACTAAATCATCACCATTATCATGGAAAGATGTTTGTGATATACCATTGTTAATTACTTTATCTGTCATGTTTGTCCTTTTCTGTTTATAACTCTTATTAAAAGCTATAAAGAGAAAGCCCTATTGCTAGGGCTATCTTTAAAACTATGTCAAGTCAGACATAATACCATGTGCTGCTTCGTTCTTAACTTCTAGTGTGTATTCTACTAAAAGTTGAGTAAGTTCAGCATCACCAACTTGAGCTAACTCAACAGTTTGGAATGGGCGTAGGTAAGCTACTGCAGCCATTTCAGTGTCAAGTAAGAAAGCTGTATCGTCATTGTCAGCATTAGGAATGAAACGGTCAGGAACGATTTGGATAATACCAAAGTCTGAAACGTAAACATCTGCAGCATTAATGATTTGAGCTTGTTGGTTAGAAGGTACATCTCTGTAACGAGTAGCAATACCAGTGAATGTAGAAGCAACAACCTTTTGAGCTGGTGTTACTAATAACATTGTTGGTGAACCACCATTTGTGTATGCAGATTGCATAACAGTGTTTAAGATAGTAGCTGTAAATGCTCTATCAGTACCTGTTACACGAGCTGTAGTACCATTTGCACCAGCAGTACCAGAAGTACCACCAGAGTAGTTAGAAGATAACCATGCTTGTAAACCACCAAGTGTACGAGCTGTTGTAGAGTTACCATTAGCAGCTACTTGGTTAGATAAAAGAATTGCTTCCATATCACGTTTGATTTCACTAGATGCTTTAGCTAATTGGTAAGCCTTTTCAGATTTACGACCAGCTTTGTTTACTGCATCAAGAGTACCAGAAATTTTGATAGTCTTTTGTGAGATTTGTGTACGGTTACCAACACGAGTTGTTGGAGAGATTGTAGCGTCAGATGCTGTTGCACCTTCAACTGCTGCATTTGAAGTGTTTACCGCAGCTAATGAGTCTGTTTGCCATTCGTGATAGACGGCTGTAGCTTTTGTTTTGCCGACTGAATTTAAGAATGGTGTTTCTGTTGGAGAAATGTTATAGATAACGTCAGATAAATCCTCACGTTGACCTATAGCGGTGTAGGTTTGATATGTTGCCATTTGTTGTTCTTCCTATTCTAAAAATTGTTCAAATAAAGCTGCGGCATCTCTGACTTTACCAGAGGTACGCAACTGGTTTTTTTGTTGTGTTATTTTCTGTGCATCACTTTGCTTGTTACCACCAGAAGTACCTGCTCTTAACATTCTAGGAGCTTCGTTTACCTTCTTTGTAATAGCTGGCTTTGACTTTTGAAGTTTGTCATACATCATTGCCTTGTGTAATGTGAGCACATGACGAGAGTCATATACCTGTGAGAGTTCCTCTTCAGTAAATCCTAACGTCTTGCCATAATTGCGGATTTCCTTACGGAAGTTATCGCCTTTGGCTGGGTCTGAAAACTCTGGTAGGACTTGTGCTAGTTTAGATGCTTCCTGTGCAACTCTGTCAGACATGGCACGAGCATAGTCAGATTGTTGCTCTTGAGCAATTCTGGCTTGTTCGGCTCTAATAGCCTGTAGTTGTTCTTTCTTTTCAGAAAGTTCAGCAACTTTAACTGCATATCCTATAGGGTCATTTTCTTTAAGAGATTGTAAATCCTCTTGTGGCATTTGCGAAGTTAGAAACTGGTCTATTGCTTGCAAACGTTGAGCATATGAATCACGAGCATACTTGGCTTCCTCAATAGCACCACGTTCAGCTTCCACTAGCTTACGTTGTTCTGCTACTTCGGTAGTTTTTTTCGTATAGTCAGCACCAAGCTGATAACCTTTAATCAATTCAGATAGAGGTACTTCTTTTTCTTCCCCTGCGGCTTTAACTACATATGAAGGCTCTTCTTCTTGACTGTCATCTTCTTGTACTTCAGCTTCGTCATCAACGACTTCTTCTACTTGTTCAGCTTCTTGTTGTGGCTCTGCTTCTTGCTCCAGTGCTTGTTCAGCTTCTTGTTCACCTGCTCTTTGCTCCGTAGAGTTAGCTGGGGTGTCCATTAGACCTTCAAACGCATTGGCTGCTTGACTTACAGTAAGCGTGCCACTTCCAGATTCTTCTGGAGTCATGGTGTTTTCACTCATTTATTTTCCTATATTACCTCTATGGGAGGCGTACCAAATGTAGAATTATCTACAATATCTTAAATCGGTTCTCATCTATTGCTTGACCTGCTGCAATAGCTTCAAGACTGCCGATTAATTCTTTAACTGCCGCTATCTTATGATAGGCATGTTCTCTAATTTCTGTATCAGAAGCGTTAGAGTTTATAATTGTTTCCATATGCACATCAATGATTGACTTTAATACTTCTTTAAAATCGTCATCATTTATGATGTTTTGAATGTTTTGTATGTTCATTGTTGATTAACTTGTAAATCCTTAATGTCTTTAAGAGATGCCATTACTGATTTTAATGAATCAGATTGAGATTTTTGTGCTTGTGCTTGAGCATCTGCTTGAAGTTTAGCTTCTTGCATTTGTAACTCAAGTTGTTTACGAGCATTATCTAATTCCATTTGTTGTTTCTCTAATTCAAGTTTAGCCATTTCAGTTTTAGCTCTTAATTCAGCTTTTTCACGTTCCACTTGTGCCAAGATTTGTGTAGCTTGTACATTAGAATCTGGTTGTGGTGGTTGTGGTTGAGATAATTGTTGAGCTTGTTCTGGAGTAATTTCATTCATAAATCCAGAAGCATCTTTAAATCCAGCCATGTGGACAAAGCGTGCTAATGTATCTCTGTATTGTTTAATATTAACTAAAGGATTAGACAATCCGTATTGTTGAATAATTTGTTCTTGTTTACCAAGAATCATTTGTAATGTAGATAGTTGGTCTGTTCTTGAACCATTACCTAAACCTACATTAATAGAAATACCGTATTGTTCTGACCATTCACGAGGATTAAATGGAATATATTTACCAGCAATACGAACAGTTCTTTCTTGTTTTTGGTATTTGCAAAGTAATCTAAAAATAGATTGGAATAATGACTTAACACCTGTTTCTGCAAAGATACGAGCTATAAGCTCTAGTTTACCGTTAGCAGCAGATGACATAGTTGATACTGCTGTAGCTGTAGTGTTTTGTAATGCGTTAGGGTCAAGACCTTGTTGTTGGTCAGATACGCCTGTACGTTTAGCTTGGACATTATCTAGGTATTCAAGCATTGGGAATGATTGAGAAGCATTAGATTGTACAGTTAATGGTACAAGTGCATTAGGATTCTTAATACGCACTACACCACCTGCTGTAGATGTGAGTAAGTCATCAAGATTAACTTGACCTTCTACTGCACCTACACGATAGTTGTTTGTTAGGTATAGATTATCTAACATTTGGCGTGTAATTGTAGACTTGATAAGTTGCAAGTCCATAGTTCTGTCTGCTAATGAGTTACCAAAGAATTTATGTGGGATTGGTAATGGGCAAATAGAATGGAATGGAATGTAATCACAATCCTCATCACTTAAAATCTCATTAGAAGCGTATACAATCTTGCGTAGTTCAGCAACACCGTCATTATTGTAATCTACCTTAATATAGCACTCATATACTTCACATAACTGCATAGAGTGGTCTTGTGACATCATATCGGTTGGTTGTTCACCACGAGTATAACGAGCAATTCTTTCTGGAGAGTATTCTAAAGCATTTCCAGTAGCTAAACCTTCTACAACTTTAGGGTCAAAACCCATTGCAATCAATTCTGAACGTGTCATCATCTTACGATGAGCACAGAAACCTGATTCTTGGATGTTTCTAGCACGTTTAGAGATAATAAATTCTTCTGGTGGTACGTTTTCTACACGAACTGTACCATTACGAACAGTTTTTCTTAATTTAACATTGTGTGTAGGTATAGAACTATTAGGATTTAAGTTTTCATCTAAATTTTCTTGAGAATCAACGCTAATAATTTCTACTTCTGGGTCTTGCATGATAAGTGCAAGCTCATCATCGGTTAAACCTTTGTATGTTTCTTTAGTAATATTAGTTTCATCATCCCAATATACTTTTACTACGCCTACTTTTTCAAGAAGTGCGTCTTTAAACCAATTATGTAGTACACTAAAGCCATCATTGTCTTTATAGAAGACATGGTTGACATATGTAGTTGCTTGATTAGCTAAATCTTCATCACCTTCTTTAACAGGGTCAAATTGAACAATGTTTTCAGAGGATGTAAATATACGGATAAGTTGTGGCAATGCACCATCAACAGCTTCTGCCACTTCACCAGTAACAACTTGAGATTTTCCTTCTACTTCGTTACCATAAGGTCTGCGTAAGTAGTACTCTAGTGCTTGTTGTCTTTCGCCTGTTGTTTCAGACTGAATATAACCTAATGAACTCCAGATTTCAGACTCTAGAATAGCTTTAAGTTTGCTTTCATCCATTATGTAACCAGATTTATTTGCTTTTGCCATTGTTATACTATCCAATTTGTGTTTACGTTAATAGGTCTATTCCATTCTTCTGCAGGTGCATCGTTTAAACCTGTTGCAAGGTATCTAAAAGCGTCACTAGCGTGTGATGACCAATCATGTAATGGTCTATCATGGAAGACTGCTCTTTTCTCGTCATAGTGCCTACGATAGTTACGAAGAGCATCTAAACCTTGTTTAGTTTTAGGGTCAAACCAGCATCTAGGGATTATTCGTCTAGCAGCTTGTATGCCATCAGCAACATTAAGACGAGGGCAAGTAATAATATGAAGTCCAGCATCTTCTAAAGTCTCTTTACGAGATTTTCCAGTGCCTAATTCACGAACTTCTACGTCATGTGGTAAAATATGCTCAAAGTGCATGTAGTCATTGTCTTTTAACCACTGAACATAGTACTCTAAACCTTGACCATGATTTTCCATGTAGTCAATAAGTCTAATTTCCTTACCAGTGAGCTGTGCTACCCATATTGCAGTAGAATCTGACATTCCCAAATCCCATGCAGTGTAACTTCTGCACAAATCATCACGAGGAATCTCGGTCATGTGTGCTTTTTCTTCAATTTCGTTTATTAATTTAGAGTAATA